CAGTTGTATTCAGAGACGGAGGTGTCAGGGTACCAGCAAAGGTAATGTTAGCACCGCTGAATGTCATTGCTGTGGTAGAACCAGACTTGATGATCAGGTTGCCAGAGGTATTTGCAAAGTTGCCGTAGGTTGTTCCATCATCCTTGAGGTAGATGTTACCACCACCAGCATCAAGACTCAGGTTTCCAGGAACATCAATGGTCAATGCACCAGTGGACTTAGAGATCTTTCCTGACGTTGTAATGTCATTAAATGTAACATTTGACGTTGTAAGAACTTCTTGATCAAGGAGTCCTTCAACAGAGTCAAGGCGAGTATCTAAGTAGTTCGCTGCAGTTACAAGGTCGGTTGCAGTAGTAGCAGAACCTTCTGAATTGTTGACGCTAAGAAGAGCAATGTCACCAATGTCAGTATGTAATTCGTTGATAGCGACGACAGCGCTGGTGGTTGTTTCTGTGTCAAGCGATGTGTGATTACCAAGTTCTGTACGAAGTTCACGAATCGCTGCAGAGATATCGGTCGCAGAAAGACCTGTGAAGGTCATATTGCCAATATCAGTCTCGTGCTCGCGGATAGCATCTCTGAAGTTCTGTGCCGTAGTCGTCAGAGCGTAGTCGGCATTTGCCCCTCTTGCTGCACTCTCTAATTCATTGATTGCTGCAGCAACTGCGGTAGCATCAGTTCCTAGCGCAGAGTCGGTAAACAGAACCTTGTGGAATTGTGCACTGGTAGAATTAAATGTCAGGGCATCGTCTGTGCTTGACTTGATAGCAAGGTGGTTTCCAGATTGAACAAACCGACCAAACTGAGTGCCGTCATCTCTTAGAATAACATCAGCACCACCAGCATCTAGGATGATGTCACCAGATGCGTCTACCTCGAAATCACCAGTAACCGTTGTAGTAAAGTTACCGCCAGAGACTTGATCAAATGTTCCGCCTGCAGTCTGAGAGACAGTGGTTCCAGCAACAAGAGTATAACTTGTCGAGGCAGAGTCAGTGAGACTTCCATCAATGTTATTGACCAGACTACCAAAGACGTCAATCGTGCTAGTCGCACCGAAGGTGTATTGAACACGATCAGAGTCGCCGTCTCTGAATGTGATATTGTCGTCGCCAGCGTCGAAGATAATATCGCCGCCAGCATCAATCGTATAGTCCCCTACCACTGTGAGGAGATAGTCTCCACCGACAGTAACAGTAAAGTCTGTACCTGAAGTCAGGTCAAACGTTGTTCCAGCAGTCTGGTCGACAGCAGAACCAGCGATCAGGGTGTAGTCAGTTCCTGCCGAGTCAGTCAGAGAACCAGAAACGTTATGCTCTAGATTTCCAGTTACATCAAGGACATTTGTGGCAGCAAGAGTGTAGGCAAATCTGGTGGTCCCTGCATCTTTCAGGGTGATATTATCGCCAGCAGCGTCGAGAACAATATTGCCAGAAACGTCAAGAACATAGTCGCCTGTTACTGCAACAGTGTTGGTTGTTCCAAGAGTGTGCTTGATGCGTTCAACACCACCATCTTTAAAGAAGATGTCAGCATCATCTGCATCAAGAGTAATATCGCCAGAAGCATCAATGGTATAGTTACCTGTGACGGCATCTGTGTTTGTAGCACCAACAGTTCTTACAATACGAACCGTGCTATCGTCTTGATAGGTAAAGGTTCCGCCGCCAGCATCAAACTTAATATTGCCGCTAACGTCAAAGAACAGATCCCCAGTGACATATGTTTGAAAATCAGAGGGAGAAGTGATCTGCGTTTCAGAGGCATCAAAGACTGCCTCGATCTCATTTACAGCGCCAACAACCGTTGTTGCTTCTGTGTCCATGTCTGCTTTGGCATTACCACCGCCAGCGCCATGAAGGTCAGAGTCAAGTTCTTTGATTGCCCGAATGATTGTCTTGGCGCTAGTGGGAAGAACACTAGAATCGTCGCCAATAAATGCGTCAATAGCATTTACAGCACCAACAAGATGCTGATTACCCAGTCCCTCGCTATACGAGGTATAGGTTAGATCTGCTTTAACGTTACCGCCAGAGGCACCATGAATGTCAGAGTCAATTTCGTTCAGCGCACCAACGAGAGTGGTTGCGTCTGTTGGGAGAGTTGTAGAGTCGCCGCCGATATATGCATCGATGGCATTGAAACCACCAACAAGTCCGCTGTCTCTTACTCTCAGTTCAGAATAAGAAAGATAGTTAAGATCAAGTTTGGTATCACCACCTCCAGCACCGTGGAGGTCAGAGTCGATTTCATTGAGTGCACTTACAAGGTCAGAAGAGTCAGACCTTTGGCCTGCCCGAGTTGTTGTTGTAAGAAAATCAGGATCACCAACATTAACAGAAATGATGTTAACATTGTCCTTGAAAATCTTAAACGAATCTATAATTCTAGTAATAGGACGGGCCATTTATAGCTTCTCTACAATCTGGGAAAGCATCCGTTTGATGTCACTCATTTCACTTTCGAGTTTGTCAACTGTTGCTTTCAGTTGTTGATCTTCTTCTTTTTGTTTTAATCTCAAAGACTTTCTTGCTTTTGCAGCTTCTATCTCACCTTTATTTATATTGAGGACCATTCCGGTATTTTGGTCTTTTACAATACCGTCATAACCCTCAATCTTTTTATAGCGTTCAGTCGTCATTAAACTGCCAGAGCAATTGCTCTCAGATCACGAATCAGAGGAACCTTAGCACTGTTCGTGGACTTGAAGACAATCTTAATTTGGAACTGGTTAAAGGGATCAAGTTGATCGCCATCAACACCACCGACAAGGTAGCGATACTCTCTGAAGATATTCGGATTAGTATCTGCCTGTCTTGCTTCTTCTTCTTCAATCAAAATCCATTCTTGACTTCTGATCTTCTGGTCAGCAGAAGCAACTCTGTAGTAAACATCGAAATCTGCTTCCGGCGGCTTATGAGCAGCAAGAATAACCTTGAGACCAACTGCTTCCTCTGCGAGAGTAGAGGGAGAAGTCAAATGCTTAGCAAGGTGTGTCCCAAGATTCTTGTCTGTTTCAGGGAAGAAATCTAGCGGAACATTGAATCCGCTGCTAGCAGCAGAGTCTTGTTTGTCAATCATATTGCCGACAGCAACAAACCCGCAACGCTCAAGGTCAATCACAGGACTAACTCTCGGGTCAGTTGTGGTCATGGTGCACTTAACTGTCAGAGAGCGACCTTCGCCTTGATCAACAAGGTTGGTTGCTTCGTCTTCAGGGTTGTAGATACCTCTAGGGCGATTGAACGAGAATGCCTGCTTATTCGGGATAGAGGTATATCCGACATCCTGGTCGTATCTTGCTTCATTGCCAGCAAGAGATTGAGCAGAGGTAAACTTACCAAAGAACGTATGGTTAGTCGTCTGAGGTTGGAGAACTTCTGCTGTCAAAATACCCTTATCGAAGATAATATTTTGACTTCCGAAGCATCCGCCACGTCCGAAGTTTGCAGTCGAGGTAGCGTCAGAGTCAGCATTGAAAGAGTAGAAACTACCATCTGCTTCAAGAACTGTTCTACTTCCGATAATAGAAGAACCAAGAACACCAGCGTATCTTGTATCACTATCAAGTCCGCCAATAACCGTTGTATCACCAACACTCAGACCATGTCCATAGTGGTTAACACGAACCCTTCTGTTATATCGCTCAACATAGAAGGGGTTGAACGGCAGATAATCTCTAGAAACATCAACGTTTTCTAGGATCGAAGTGCCCTTAGATACGAAGTTTGCACGATAGATTCTAAAGGCAAGATCTTCTCTACCATTTGGTTCCCAGGTCTTAGAATTCTGAGACTTAAAGAGCGAACCAAGATAGGGTTGCTTGCTGATTCTACGCTCGGTTGAACCAAGGACAAAGTCCTCAACTTCCGAAGTAAAGACTTTGTACTCCTGAGAGTCAGAACGAAGAACGATTGCGTACTCAGTTCCACCCTGCAGATAAACAGGTTCTTCGAAGATGAAGTCTGTTCCATTACTCAGCATATGAGTAGAACTTACACCAGTAACAGTTCCGCTGTTATTAGGAGCAACAACAGCACCAGGAACCAGGTTTACCTTTGATGCAGGTTTTACAACCTTCGAACCAGGAATAATATGGTTAGAGTGAGGCACTCCATTTACCATCGGACGAAGTTCGAAATGAACAGGAAGGTTAGCAGAACCGTTTGTAACATCAGGTTTCGTCGCAAAATAAACTCTAACTCTTGTCACAAAGATGCCGTTAGGATCAGGAACTTCAAAAGACTGAGCAAGAGGGTCAATGTAGATATTGACACCCTCGCCGTCTCTCATAGCAGACATGCCACCACGTGATCTTCCGAGATAGATGTCTCCTGCGCCAACAGAACCAGCACCAGTTACAGGATCAAGCGTTGTAGCAGGTCCTTTCCTAGGCAAAGAGATGCTGGGAGGATTAGAAGCAGCAGGAATTGCGACACGAGGATCTGTCGGCGGAACCGTAGCAGAACCAGGCTCAGAAACCACAGGAACCTCGTTGGCGATAACTGTTTGTGGTTCTTGAACCTCAGCATCAGTACGAGTATCACCATAAGATTCAGTGACAGTTGTTTCTGTCTCAGAACGCTCTTCGGTGGTCAGATCAACAAAAGTGTTTGTAGAGAAGGAACTTCCCTCTGTCACTGTGTCAAAGGTTTCAGTTGTCGTCTGAGAACCGACGATTTCAATATGACGGGTAGACTTGAACGTTTCTTGAGTGGTTAGTATCATACCTGCAGCATCATAATAAGATTCTGCAAAAGAAAGAGCATTGTCTTTATTATAGGAACTAATGTCATAGAGGGCAAATTCACGAGTTCCAACCTGGAATCGCAACCATCTATCTCTCAACTGGACATTAGGGATCTCAAAAGAACCTTCAATAATACCATCAGCGTTAGAAATCAGGTTTGTAGAACCCTCGGTGTGCTCGTAAAGGTTTCCGGTAGCAGGATTGAAAGGAGTAACCCCACGATCAGACATTCTCTGGAAATCGCCCTGATGACAGAACTTGCTAACAGGAACGCCGTCGAAGAACGGGAAGTATCTTGTATTAGGACGAAGACCTTCGGCACGGAAAGCAACTCTGCGACGACGCATCCAAGGGATGATGTATACGTCAATTACCCGAGTACCAAGACTCTCTCGAACTGTATAGTCAGCAGCGATTCTGTCAACTGTTTCGGTCGTTGTTGTATTAACATTGGTTGTGGTCAACTGAAGATATGTGTCAGTCTGAACCGTCTCAACCTCTCGACCATAGTTTACAGTCGTGTGAGTAGAAGTTTCGATGATGTCTCTTTCGGTTGTTGTGATAACATCTACGTAATCGTCAGCAGGTTGCTCATAACCTGTAACTCTTGTAAGAGCATAGGTATTAGCTGCTTTAAAAGCGCCTCTACGATATCCGCCAAGTTCATAGGGCAAACCACCAGCACCCCTGCTAGCAACCTGAGAACCATTTACATAAACTGAAACGTCCCAGATATCGCGGTCCCCTTCAGGATTTGTTCGTTCTTGAAACCAGTAGGTCTGACCAGGAGAATACAGCGTCTCATAAATTGGTTTCGGTGGTTCGTTACTAGGAACTGCAGTTCTGTCTGTGCTAACATCAGTCTCAGAACCAATAGTTTGTTGGTCAATACTTTGAGAAGTTCCGGTTTGAACCCAAGAACCAACATTCTGACTTGTAGCAGATCCAGTCAGAACAGGTTCAGAAGTATTTTGTGTCGTGGTTGTAGTTGTTACAGAACCAGTCCCAACAACTGTACCAATCGGTTGCTCATTTACATCTTGACCAATCCAGCTATACTGTTCTTCATTATAGAGGAATGCCTTCGAGGCATCAATTACAAACCCGTTGTCGATAACTCTTTCAGGTGCTTGTTTTGTCTCTTTCCAGTAATCAGAGGAGGGAGAGAGTTTTACTGCACCAACAACCTTTTCAATATAGAAGGGGTTTACGTTCTCAACTCTGGAAGCAAGATCCTGTGCTGTATGAATAACTTCGGAGTGGTTCAGCATGATCAAGTCGCCGAACCGGACAACACTGCTTTGCTCAGGATGAGCAGAATCCCAGGTGAGGTCAATTGCTTCTTGCTTGAAGGAAGGTCTTAGAAGTTTCCCTCTCGTGTCAATCGATGCTCTGTACTCAGGACTCTTGGTATCGGAGTAAGTGTGCGTCGTGAAGTTGTCAACGAAGAAACCAGACTTGGTTCTGTCGTTACCAGAACCATCCAGAACTTTGGTATTCTGAGTCGAGAGTTCAAGCATCGAGAGAGTAACAAGTTCTTCGAGTTTATTAATCTTCTTCTCAAGTTTGTTAATATCGGACATCTTATAACCCTTGAGAGTCATCATCTCACTGGTGATGTCGCGAGTATGGAGCGTGTTTGCCCCGAGTTGGAACTTGTAAAGATCAATGCAGTTTTGCGGAGTCGAGGGGAACTTCGGTTGTAGCGAAGGAACGCCAGTCAGGTAGCGAAGTTCTCCGCCTTTCGACAGAACAAGTTTGTCGAATCTCGGGAGATAGTATGTTGCATCCGTCTCAACCAATCCAGTAGGTTGGGGGAGATCATTGACAACAGTAAATGTACCAGAACCGTTAGTCGCAGGTCTGAAGTCAAGGACGTTTCTCAGAGAGAGGTTATTACCAGCATTGTCTCTGAAACTCGGGATATCCTGATATTCGAGTTGCCCGTCATAAGAATTAACAGCAAAGAAATCGCCGTCGCCGTGCTCGAAGTATCTGTAGCGAACAAAGACGCTTACACCATCAGAGTCAAGTCCTCCGGTGTAGATCATTCTACCGTCATCGTAATGAGTTTCTCTCTGACCAGGATCAAGTGCAAAAGCAGAGGCAACATTATTCCCGTCAGAATCGTTAGTCGTAACTCTAAGAACGTCATAGATGTCAGAGTTAAGCAACGAGATATACTTCTTGCCCTGTCCATCAGAATCAAGAGTAGAGGTAACAGTTGTTTCGGTCAGAGTCTTTTGGCGAACTTTACCATTTGCTCTACGAATATATGCTAGGATTTCTACTGCACCATTATCCAGTCCAGTAATCGTGGCAGAACGCTGATTGTTTGTGAGAGAAACGCTAAATGTCAGGAGTGCATCGCTAGAGTTAGAAACAATCCAGTCACCAGTATTTGTAAAAGTGTCTGTTGCAGAACTTGTTGTAATTGTTACCGAGTTCCCACTAGCAGTTTCTTCAAACTTCTGTGCTTTGGTAAGACTAATGCTCTCAAATGTCTGAGGTCTCGGAACAGGAGTCGGGAAAAGCAGACTCTTTTTACGAGGTTCCTTAAGAACAGCATTACCGCTCGAATTCAAAACAAGGTTTACGTATGCAGAAGTGTCGCTTTGAACAATCGATTTTACGAGGTTTGATCCAACCGACGCATTCACATCTCTTTGGATATCGAAAAGGTGGATATTGTAGTTGCTCCCGACGCCTTCTCGAATTGCTCGAACCTTTGCGGTAGCAATGAGACTTCCAGTTCCATTGAGTCCGCTCATTAGATTGACAGTTGCGGCATCGTCGAAATCCATCATACCAACACCGGAATCCCACTCATAGTAGTTTCCGTAGTCAATACCAATGTTCTCGTTTTCTTGTTGGAACGTACTATTTGCTTTCGGTACAATCAGGGTAGTATCAATTTCTTTTGATACACGATACCCTTCAATGTATGCAGTTCCGGGTTGAACCTTCAGTTTGAGTTCTGTTGCGTTGTTCGGGTGGAACTTTGCCTTGAAGTATTTGGTGATGTAATCTCCAGACTCTTCTTTGGTCCGAAGTGCCATCTCCTTACGAATAGAGTTGAACCCATCAGTCGTAGTTGGTTTGGTCTTAATTACACCGAACTGAATATCTGAGATATAGACAAAGTTGTCTGCCTCTGCCAGATCTGCCTTATTAATTAACTGAAGGCGAATTCTATAGCGATCTGCACCAGGAGATGCTCTGTTGGGAACAACACCCTGGTTGTCAAACAATGCTTCATTGTCAGAAGCAGTAACAATATCTTGAACAACCTTAAATCCAACTGTAGCATTTGGGTTGTTGGTATACTTGGAGAGGATAATGCTTTGCTGAGGAGCAAAGACAAAATGTCCCTGAACAAAGAAACTACCAGAAGCACTGGTGAAGCGAGAACCATAACCAACTGCAGGGTTTTGGGTTGTGTTGATTCTCTGAACCTTCAGCGTAACTGTGGAACTGTTTACAACACCTGTGAAAATTTCTTCCGGTTGAAGAGTCGGAACAGTTGTCTGTGCTGTGTCTGCAGGTTGATCCATATAGGTGACGTATACCGTCGGCGGATCGCCATCCTCTGCTGCAATTGCCTCGAAGATCTTTACTTTGATTCCTGTTGTCTGACCAGTAAATACGATATTCTGAACAGAGGTCAGGTCAGAAGGAAGAGGGTATGCCGGATCAAGTTTAATGAAGTCATAGAAGTTGTCAATCTTGACGCCACCAGGCTGAATCGGCGCACCATCAACGAAAAGGTTAGAAGCAAATCGAGAGATTTCAGACTGGATAATAGTCTGGAGTTGTGTAAGTTCTCTTGCCTGAAGGGCACGACCGCTATTAAACAAGATGCGATAATAGTTATCGCTGTCTCGGTAATCGTCTTTATAAGTCGTTCTAAAAACTTGTTCGGTATACGGCTTGGTCATTTAAGTACCCTTGAAAAAAATTAATACGGCAAGCGATAACGTGTTATCATGTTTCCTGACAAATTTCTACAGTTGGATAACGATTTTAATATCTTCTGTTTGATCAGCAGATCTAAACACTGCTGCTCTGTTATCAATATATAGAAGTTCTCCAGAGTGAGGATCAAACACACCCTTCAGAACCTTAGAGACAATACCTGTAGTGGAACCACCACCCTCATGAATGCTGATTGTCTCACCGGAATCAAAGACGCCGAAACCAGTATATTCGCTCTGATGATAGTAAACCATCGAAGAGTCAACATTGTCAATATATGCCTTGGCGCCAGACTGAGTTCCGATAATGATCTTATCGTTCTCAAAAGGACCGTCAGCAACAGAAGTTACTTGCAACCTTCTTAGACCCAGTCCAGTCTCGTCTGTAAAAGATCCAGAGCTGTCTTGAATCTTGATATTTTTCATCAAAGAAATTTGACGGAAATCTTGCCCAACAATGAATGTGTTTTGTTCGTCGCCATTTGGTTTTGTGTTGAACATCAGAGCAGCGGACTTGAGGTCCTCTCTTGCATCAAAACCAAGTCCATCTTCAGGACCAATAATCGCACGAGCAGAAGCACCAGTGCCGTTACCACCTTCAATAACAACGTTGGCATATGTGTATCCATTACCGAAAGCAAATGTGCCATCAGAACTATCTTTTACTCTCAGGTTAACAACCGAACCGCCAGCAACTGTAGGGGTTGCTTTGGCGCGGATACCGTTACCAATTACTGTCACTGTAGGAACAGAGGTGTATCCTGTACCAAAACTAGTCATGACATAATTAAGAACCTGTCCGCCAATTGCATTCTGCTGGATCAACTGCTGCTCAACATCTTCGGCAGGAGCATCAGAGTCAACCAGATATTCGCCAACATCAACCGTATCGCCTGCAGAGTCTTGTACTCTCGCAACAGGGATATAAGCAGAAGAAATAAACTTCGATGCCTTCAAAGCACCGATGGAGTATAGGAATTTCCAGACATAACCGTCCGCAGTTCTAAATGCTGTACCTTCTGTATTGCCTGTCGGTTGAACCGTCGAGGCAACAGGTTGAGGCGGATTCGCATTTGTCTTGCCTTGCTCAAGGCAAATATAGACTTGCTGGTTATCGTTCATGACATAGAAGGGGAGGATCGGGAATCCATCAACATTGTCGTCATAGGCAGAGTAGATTGCACCAGAGACCCAGTTATACCGAGGGACAGTAAATGTAAGGTCGGTAATGTTTTTAACAGACTGGATACCGAGTCTCATGTTTCTGACGTCTCTTACACTATTTCTAGGAGCATCAGCAATGTCAGAATCATTCCAGACTTCTGATTTACCAATAGCAGCAAAATAATTATTGGCAGAATCTTCAAAGTCTCTGAATAAGTCTTTGAGAATAATTCTTTTTAGATCATCTGTGAGTACAGCAGCCATTTATCTGTCCTATGTAATCGTTGCGCCATTGTTATTTGCAATGAACCATTCAGATCCACTCCAAATAAGCATAATAGAATCACCAGAGGAATCAAAGGTGATGCTTGTAGCATTTGCAAGGTTAGATGGTGTTAGTGTATGGAAAGCAGATCCACCAGGAACACCAGTCGCTAAGAAGTATTTAGTTTCCCCAGATTGATCCGCATCAGCAAGAGTTACAGTAATTGCAGTTGCTTGATTCAGGAACGTTACTGGAACTTCGAGAGATGCTGCGCCAGAAGCAGTAACTGTTTCCGTCGCCATAATAAAACTGCTTTGAATCCGAACGCCACCGTTACCTTTGCCAGAAAGTCTCAGGTCAATATTCGTGTCGTCGCCTGCAGCAGAAATGATGGGATCGTTTGTCGAGGTTGCGTTGGTAATTTCAACATGATTATCAGCACCAGCAGTTTCGCTAAACGTCAACAATTCATTACCGTTATTATCAATAACGTCACCCGTTAGAGTTATGTCATCGATAACAGGAGCAACGAGAGTCTTATTAGAAAGTGTTTGTGTTGCACCATTAAGGGTAAATTGATCAGAGTCAGAAACGGCAGGAATTGTAAGCAGTGCGTTTGCAGAAAGTCCTGCCGGACGAACCTGGTAAATATATGAACCAGAACTGTCTCTTAGATCTAGATTAGAAACAATAGGATTTACTAGAGTCTTTGACGAAAGAGTTTGTTCTGCCGAGTCTAAGACAAGAGTGCCAGAAGCATCCGGAAAATAATTGGCACGGGCAGCAGAAGAGTTAGGGGCACTGATTCGGGTATCAAAGGAGAGTCCACCCTGAATCAAAATACCAGAACTATCGAAGTCAATGTTCGGCATCAGGAATGTGCCGTTACCTAGTTTCTGATAGATCTCTTCGAAATTTTGCTCGATTTTTAATGTGGCAGAACGAAGGGTGTCCCCTGTGCCATCATTTGCAATCGTGCCTCTATTAAGAACTTGTCTTGTCATTTACGGACCTATAATCCTTGCAAGGTTATACTTTCTTATTTATACAGAGTCTGGCCAGTTAGTGCTGTCCAACTCGTATAATGTGATTTCAGAATCAGAGTCATCACGGACAACAAGAGTGCCTCCAGAGTCTCTGTAATAAGGTTCGACCCAGGTGAATTGGTCTTGGTCGATAGTCTCTGTACTTCCGATATCCAGACCAAACCTTTCGCCGTTGTATCCGCTGTCGCCTTCGTCGAGTGTTGGCGAGTTGGGAGACAACAGTTCGCCAATCGAGGAATACTGCTGGTGAACCTGATCGAGAGTAAAGTCCTCGTAATCTTTAAGTTCGTTACCAGAAGTCGGATAAGTTCCAGGAGTACCTAACGTAGTTCTGTACTGCAATTGTCCTGCTCCTTCGATCATATTGAACAGCGCGGTATGCTGAGCAAAACCACGTGGTGTAAGGGATGCTTCGCCCTCGATAATAAATGGCGGAATATCGAAAACGCCAGGATCGGGTTGGTTGTCAATATCTAGGTCGAATGCACTTACAAGTTGAACCTCGCTACCAAGGTAGATTCCTGCAGGATGCGCAAACAACTTGTATACTTCTTTCCATGTTGCAAGAGGAAGTCCACTCTTAATCAGGATTGCGAAGTCTTGATAGAGTTTGTCGTCTGTCAAGAATCTCTGAGAATTCGGACCAATCATAGAGTCCGGCACATAGTTAAGCGCAATGTATTCTTCGAACCGCTGAAACCCATTGTTTATTTTGGCGGTCAAAATATACTCAGATGTCGGACTATTCAGTGTCACATTTACCTGAGAAACACCATATCTGTAAGGAGTTGGTGTGTCTTGAATGATCGGAGTAATTGTTGCTACACTAATCGGAACTTCTTCAAGTGTAAGATTACCATCTGCATCCTCTGCAACAATTCTTTCTAGTTTCCATTCATATTGACTGCGGACAATGTCTTGATAGTAAAAGAAATTTTTATCATGGGGAACGGTTAGTGTAACAGTGGTGCCGAATGTATAGTCAAAACGATATGCCTCGTCAACCATAAAATCTGGATAACGATCTAACTGATAGTAAGAATCCACACCCAAATCTCTTAATGCTTCCTTCTCAACTGTGGCGTAGTCTCTATTTCCACTTACATTGAATATCTGCTCTTTCGTGTATACGATGTCAGGATCAATGTTAAAGAACATTCTGAAGAACTGCTGAATAGAAAACTTCGTTCCCTTTGAACGATAAAGAGTGTTTGAGAATTTGGCAGCACTTCTTTTGTCGGGGAATCCTTGGAAGTAGGATTGACCAAGAAGGAGTTCGTCTTCAATATAATTCAGCAGAGTAAAATCAGTCTGTGAAATGTCTCTTGTGTTAAACAGATCATCAATTAACCTAGAGGGAGAATCGGGTTCATTTTCAAAATCAAAATAGTTCTTGAGAAGAGAAACAAACTTAGGATAATTCTGAACGATATAGTCTGGAAGAATTTCCTCTATACGATACTCTCGGAGATTTATTTCTCTCCTTCCGGTATCTCTTAATGTTTTGTCTAGGTTAATTGACATATTAGTTGGTCGCTTCGACAAGAACACCCTTCGCAACAGTTCTTGCTTCATCAAACTCTAGCACATTATTCCGCAGAGGAGTAATGGCACTTTGATTTGCAGGAACCGCAGCAATTTTGATAAACGTTTGCCCGCCAAGAATCGTATCAACCTTCAGTCCTACAATTCTGACTTCACCGCTGACAGGATCATAGTAACCAACATTGTCAACAAGGACCGTATCATTCGAGAGGTTAAACACCTGAAGTTTATTGGTGGTCAATTGATTCTTAATCTGACATGTTGTACTGCCAATAGTAAATGTTGACGAGGTAATTCTGAAGTTTACATCATCCGGGTCAGCAATCGGGACAGGGAAAAGGAAACTGTAATCAGATTCAACCGTCAGAGAAGGAGTAAATCTCTGCTGCATTTTAACGTCTGCTCTAGAGGAAAGAACAGCAGGACTTACATCATCAACAAGACTCAGAAGATTTGATCTACGGAAAGACAAACCAAACTTGCCTGTGACTTTGGTAAAGTAATTCCGAATGACTTCTCTTACCTGCTCCTGAACAGTGTTTAGCGCGAGAGTTGTAAGTCTAGGGTTAAACTGGAAGAATAATTCCAATTCAACATAAGTCTTAATCGGATCATCGAACTTAAGTGTAAAGGAAGCAACCGAGAGTTGTTCGGCAAGATCCTGAATAGATTGTTTGGTGATTCTCTTTCTTTCTTCGGTAACGTTATCCTTGAACAGAACCGACATAAAGACTGCACCGTACTCAGGTTTAAGTGCATCCTCTCCGCCCCAAGATTTGATGTCGTCGATCAGGGTAGAGAAATTTCTCAGTACCAGAGTGGAGTAGTCAGGATGAGTTACCATTCTGTTTTGTGAAGCATACTGAAACGGTGCATTCTTACGAATGGATTCTAGAGATTCTTTCTCGCCACCTCCAGCACCCTTTGCGACTGTCGTGATAGTCGGAGTTCTGCTGATCAGGTTTGTGACTTTAATCTGTTCTGCTGCCTCGAAAATATATGCTTCGTTTGCATTAGGACCAGAACTTGACAGATAGTCAACGGTGATCTTATTACCAGCAAGAGGAGTGCGACCAAGAGTTGTGCCGTTACCAAAACTCAGTTCATAGTAACCATTGGGCATCTCTTTAATGATGTACAATACAGACTGTTCGTTTATCGTAGTTGCAGAGAGAATATTATTAAATGTAATGAAGGAAAGTGCAGTCGGACTTTCATAGACACGAACAACTGCAGTGTTGATGTCCATATTCTCGTCAGGGATGACATAGACAGTATTCTCATCACTCCTTCCGGCAATAAAGGTTTTTTGTTTCGCCACACCTTCGAAGATGGGGATTAGTTCCTCGCCATCCAGCGTCTTGAATTGGTAGAATCCAGCGCCATCGTCAGAAGCAATGATTGTTTCTGTCGTCTGAAACACATAATTAACTTCGTCAACAGTGGTGTTAAATTTAAACCCTGCTTGAACACTGATCGTAGGTTCTCTATCAGGAACAGAGGAGAGATTCAAGGACAGTCTTACTCTTGCCTCTGAAGATTTCTTGGAGTCAGGAATGTAACCAATACCTTCAGAAAGAGAGACCAAAGAAGAACGAAGTTGTGCAGTCCCAAGGAAAGACTCGTTCAATGCAAAGTTTGCAGTCAAAGCATTGATGTGTGTATTGTATGCAAGGACGTCAAGAATATTGTTAAGAGCAGATGCTTCAAAGTTATAATCAGCAAACTCTTCTTGCTGTTGTAGATACGTCTTTAGATTGTTCTTGATATTCTGAAAATCTAAAGCTGTTGACTTGATAGTTGTTGCCATCTTATCTTAACCTGTTTAGGACTGTGGTGAATTCTACAGTTTCGTTTGTATTGATTACCTGAAATACTACAGTGACATCCACTGAATTGAAATCAAGGTTTACATCTGCGGTAACTTTCAAACTAGAAAAATCTACTCTTGGTTCATAGACTCTGATCTGTTCTCTGATGTTTTCCTCGATCTCTGTTGCAGTATTTTCGTCAGCAAGTTCAAAGAGCAGAGAGTTAAGGTCAGCACCATAATAAGGTTGGAATGGTTTCTCATTCCTGTTTGTCATAACCAAATTTTTTACTGCTTGCTTCACAGCAGCAGCATTAAACTTTTTATAGATTTCGCCGCTAGTTGGTTTCTTATTGAAGGCAAGATCCACATCAATATACTCTCTGTTGCGCGTGGTAGCAAGAGATACTGTGGATAAGTTCTTGTCCTCAATAGAGAGTGCTCGTTGAGTTGCCATAAGATTTCTCTCGGAATATTCTTTTTTTATTTATATTACTTAATCTTAACTTCTATCAATTCATCACTACTCAACAGAGTTCCATTAAATCTGGTCTCAACATTCTTAGAGAAATTCAAATCAAAACTCTCGGGGACTTCCGGAACCTCGACAAGAATCTGCGAGGTCAGAGAACCGTCAGGATTGTATATGTCATAATCTAAGATCAGTTTTTCATATTGGAAATAGTCTTTCCAATATTCAGCGACGTCAAATGTTTTGAAATTGTCAATCTTGCCTTTTTGATTGATTACCTGATACCCAACCAGTGTGCCATTTTGTTTCTTGATGTTCTCGCCTGCAACAGTCTCGTCAGGACCGCCTCTGTAAATACCTTCAGAGACAATCAGTCTCACATCGTTAAACAGATCAATGTTGCCGTTAATCGAACGATATAGTTCAGCATGGAGATAAAGGTTTCTGGCCATTTGCTTTCTTTGCGCAGAAGAACCAATGAAGTTAAAGTGTGTTCTGTCTCCATATGCCCCAAGAAACTTAGCAATACTCACTCCAGGAGCAAGTTTAGTTTTTGCCGAGATCTTAGAGTCTGGAACAAAGTTGGGATTATAAACAGGATCTGGGATATAAATCACGGAGTAAACCTCTTTCCTCTACTACCAACGCCATTGCCAATAGGAACCGTTCCGAATTTGGGATTCGGGGTCTTCGGAGAAGTTCTGCCAATATTCGGTGGAACGGTTTCAGTATATTTCTCGCTGATCTTTCCTTCCCCAACCATCTTTGCAGCAATCAATGCTTTGTTGGCAGGATCTCGGAAGCATGAACGAAGTTCCTGTGTGCTTGGTACCTTCTCAAACAAACCTTCATAATCATCTTTGAGAAGAATCTTATTCTTCATTCGATCGCCAGCATCAACCGAAACTTTACGAATTGCATAACTGCCGCCAAGCAAATGAATACCTACGATTGGTGCTGCTGGCGGAGGTGCAGAGGGAAAGACAACCTGCAATTTGTAGAAAGTTGGCGGAACACCGCTAAGTCCGCCAGAAAGGTTTGAGTACATTGAAGAAATTGATTGCATGCTTTGACCAAAGAACGATCCATAGAATGCTGCACCAGAAGCAAAGGGAACAGGACCAAGAGGACCCTGATAAACCTTGCCTGTAAAGTCAACTGCAGATCCACCAATGCTCCCGCTAACACCAAGAATAGAAACCTTGGTTGCTGAGATATTTGCTGTCTTAGAAACAGCAACCCACTCTTTCTTACCCGACTGCATAAAGTTTTCGTCGGAGAACATATTGATGTCGCCTTCGACTTCTAGTGAATATTCTTCCTTGACAACTTTCTTATCGCTACCAAGAACAGCATCTAGATTGTTTCCGATTGTTTTTGTTGAGCGAGACTTTTTGGTAATGAAATCAGAATGCCCAGCGACTGTGGTTCTATGATTCTGATTTACATTCTCAATCTTATTTCCTGCAACATTGATATTATAGTTCCCACCAACGTCAACGTTGTAGTCTCCAGTTACCTGAAGGTTCAGATTGCCCTTGTAGATCAGATCTCCTTCACCTTCGATAATCGCAGTCTGATCGCCACCAGTAACTTCAATCTTATTGTTGACTGCAGAGACAATAACAGAACCATCTGCTCGCATCTCAACGCCAGCACCCTTGCGGTGTTTGATAAGAATACGCTCACCGCCAGGAGTATCATCATACTCCACAATATGACCAGAGGAAGTCTCTGTTGTTTGGTTGAAGGGGAATCGAGAAGGTTCTTGTGGTTCAATGTTTAGCGAAACGCCAATATCACCACCACCGACATAGAGATCATTTACCTCTAAACCCCGAGCAGCTCTGTTTATGGAGGATCCATAGTAGTATTTGCTTTTAGGATACTCTCCTGTAGGATCTTGAAACCCATCAACCGGAATACCTTCAGTCTCATCAACAGAAGGGTTTTCACCCAGGATTCGTTTTTCTCGTGTAGTTGTCATTTGACTTCCTGATTAATTAAGTCTTTTGTTTCATATGCAGCGTCGTTCAAGAGATCTTCATACACATTCTCTTTTCTAAACAGATTCTGGACATATTCAGAAACTTCAAAATAAGGATCAAGAGCACCATCAAAGATCTCATTATGCCCCATTACCTGTCCGCCAGGATATCTGCGGTAGAATGCCTCTAGAACGGATTCCAAGGTTTTCATCTGAGCAATTGTAAATGACTGAGCAGAGCGATATGTCAGAGGATTCTCGGTCCCGCTCGGGCAGTTTAACCCACCAATCAGGACAACATCAATACATCTGACATTATGGTTATTGATGTTGCTTGCCTGAGAAGTCGTGTCCAGAGTCATACCTCTTTGTAGTTTCCCGTCTCGACGAATCACAAAGTGATACTGAATGCCATCAAATCCTTTCTCATTATGGAACGTATGGAGTTCCTCACTACCAATATTGGCATTCGTATAAGTCTCGCTCGCATGCACGATGACTTCAGAAATATCTCTCTCAACTCTGGCAAACTCTGCAGCAAGTTCTTCCTTTGACTCAATGTAGGTAAAGGCAGAGAATCCTGAAGCAGCACCCTGGTAACGAGCAGCAAGTTCTGCGAGGTTGACGTCCTCTTGGAAGAAATCAGCAGAACTTTTAATAATGCTTCCGGAGATAGTTGCATCTAGATCATCAAGCGAAACTTCTATGTCAACTGCTCTTTGTCTGAACGATTGAATTTCTTCGGGAGAAACTCCTGCTGCCCGTGCTTTCTCTTCAACAGTGTCCATGAATTCATTCAGGTCTTTTGAACCTTTGACGTTATTGATAACGTTTTTCATTTGAGGAGTAAACAGAGTCGTATTCTGAAGCATTGTGCGAATTGCTTTGGATCTATCTGTCGGGTTGCCACTCAAACTCTGTTGAATTAGTTCCGAGAGTTGATTGTCATTAAAGTTTGTGCCGAAGGTAAGTTGCTCAATTGTTCCGGAAATGTTCCTGTATAGATCTTCTGCGAAATTAGGAAGAAACCCCTTCCCTGTATTGATCCCAGTCTTAGATAAAAAATCTGATGCCTGTCCGGCAATATCATTAAATGCTCCGGCAAGGGTATCACCAACCCCTCTTTCAACTGCTGTTGAGATTTGGTCAACTGTACTAACAACTTCGTTTACTTTATTGATAAGTCCGCTTGCATTTCCAAACAAATTGGTGTTTCCAGTCACATCAGAAACAACGTCTATTCCTAGTTTGTCACCAGCAAGGTTTGCCGCAGCAACTGCAGGATTCAGAGAGGCAATCGCAGAGGCAGACTGGACAATTCCCGCAATATCACCTTCTTGTAGCGCGTCTGTAAGTTCTGTGAGTTCTCCGCCAGAGGCAGCATCCAGAGTTGATGTAATATCGCCCAACAAGGAGTTAGATTTTTCTGCTGCTTTCTCTGTCATTGTCTTGAGATCAGTAAGTGCACTTCCCCCAGAAACAATGTCGGTAAGTTTCCTTATTGTTGCCAGTCCAGTGATCAAAGAAATGATTTGAGCAACGCTATTTGCTAATCCGCCGCCAACAGTTTCTACCGAGGAGAACATAGCAGCAAGAGCATCGGGGTCAGAAAAGTCAACTGAGTCTAGCGAACCTGCAGCAGCAGAGTCAATTCCAGCATCAGAATCCAACTCTTTGAATAGCAACGAAGGTGTTGCATAATTCATATTGATTTTTTCTGGATCGAAGAATTCGTTGGTCAGTTCACCAACCTTTCTTGGAGCAATTCCAGGAACTGCATCGGTCATGGAGACCATAGCATCTCCGAGTGGAGTATCTGCTGCTCCGTTTGTTACTGTCTCAAGAGACTGAAACCCCCCAACAATCTCTCCTGTGTTCTTCCCGAGCAAGGTTGCTTTGTTTGCTGCGGTGAAATCGCTGAGTTCTTGTTTCTTGTCGCCAATCAGATTCTCAAAGGTGTTGTTCTGCTGCTTTGCTTTTAACTGAATATTTAATTGTTTCTTATCAATCATTTTAACCTACCAATCTTGTATACAGGTCTAGAGCAGCTTCTTTATAAACATCAACCTCAACAGAACCTTTTTCACCAAAATAGTTTTTAGCAAAAACTTCTTGGCATGTATTACCATCTTCATCTTCTAGTTTATCTACTCGAAGGAACTTAATATTTGTTTGGGTCTGTTTGGTATTTAGTTCATAGAGAACAAATGCTAACTGAGAAGCAAACTGGTTCCAAGAGTTAGAAAATATTTTTAGGTCTGTCAATCTACTTTCGTTCCAACCAGCGATTCCGCTTCCAGAAGTTACCATGCCTGAGCGAATGTCTAAACTCGAAGCAATCGTCACTGATTGGTTGAGAGTGTATCCAGATGTCATAAAGAATTTGACTGTGGCAAAAATCCTTGCATCCTTGACAGGGACTGTGATGTTCTCTGTATTGAGATTATCAATATCTTGGTTTCCTGCAAGACTTGAGATTTCTTCGTCATAGAAATCAACTGCAGGATTGAGTCTTTCAACAACAGATTCAAACTCCACCCTCTTTTGAATTCGACTTGGTGTTTCTATTCTTGGCAAACTACCAAGAACCATAGGAACCTGAGATGCTTGTCCGTCTGCGAAGATTCCGAATACCAGCGCACCTGGTTCAAGTTTTGGTGTTCTCCCCAGTCCGCTAACTCCACCCTCTGTGACAGGAAGAATGCATTGTGCCCAGGGAAGATCAGACTGCTTGATGTCCTTTGTAGAAGGAGAGTGGACGCCATGAATACGAACACGAACCCTGCCCTCTAGACCATAAGGCGGAGTTGTGTCAATGACGTCTGCTACGAACCAGCGAACGTTGTCTCCATAATATTCTGACGGGAGTGCTTTCATTTATCCCCTCGTTAATTTACAAACAGTCATGGCAACGTCATGCCGTGTGTTCTTAAATGTGTGTCTGATATTATAGATGAGGAAGTCTCCACTCCGGAGTCTATCTAGTTTTTCAATAGAATCCTCGGCATTTACGTTATCAGAAAGAACATTAATTCTTACAATGTCTCCGACGCTTGCTTTTGATATAATGAATCCTGTACCCGGAACAGTGACTTCATACATGTTTTTATAGAGAGCATTACGAACCGCAATGTTTTCTATCTTCTTGCGGAACTTAATTGGATCAAACTCGTCATGATAACTCTTGAAATTACCATAGGTACCACTTGAAGTGACAGAATGATAAACCTTTGCCGCATTGTCGTCAATCAAAGATTCGTCTTTGGTAAATTTGAAAAACTCATCAAAAACATTTTGATCTTTTTCTTGAGGTATGACTCCATTCGTCTTCAGTCCTTCCAACAAGTTTCTAATCTTAAATGGAGTTGATGTTGTTCTTCCTGTTGTCAGGTTAGTGTTATTATAGAGAGAACCAACACCACCAGACATCATTTGATTAAAAGTGTTTTGTAGTTTTGCGGTTCTCATAGTTTGAACCTGAAACTGCTTCTCAATTTCTCCACCCTCAAGTTCTGCTTTCTGTACATTAGAAGGGGCAAACACATAAGGCAGTTTAGTATTAAATGCTTGTTGCTTCAGCATGACTTCTAGATTACCGAGTCTTAGGTTTTCGTCGTGCATTGAAGCATAAAGGAAGAAGGGGCATCCCGTTTGAGTGGTTGCTCTATCTCTTAACCATTCACAGGCATCAATTGGTGTCATATAGGGAATGATTGCTTTGAAATTGTTTTGCACAGAAGCAACTCTGCCTTGTTCGTTCAGTTCTCCACCTTCATAGAGATAGGAGACATCCAGGTCCTTTCCTAGATCGTTCAGGCAAAGTTTTTCAATTTCCCTTTCAATATTCCCCGAGACACTTCGACTGATCTTTTTTGATCTACCATAGAAAGCATGTTCGTCAATTAGAGTGAATGCATAGAAAGAGGAGTTACCTGCATCAGAGGACTTTGCCATATTTTCTATGCCAGTCATGACGAAGGTTCTAAATTTAAGACCCGTGCCTGAATTGGTATCCTTCTCAGAAGAAATGCCGAGACTCAGTCTTTCGGTTCCGCTGAATCCAATCTCGTCAAAGAGTCCAGCATCATCTGTAATCCCTACCATTCCCGTCACATAAGGTTTTTCTAGATTCTCAAACAGGACAAGTTCTACAATCGCAGAGTTAATGAAGATCTTGTTATCTCCAAGTCTGTCTGCCGTGATGTAGGCTTCAACAATCTTATATTGTGACTGTGCTTGTTGAGTCATTATTGATTCAATAACCTGTAGAATTCAGTCGCGACGGTGTTTATTGCTTCGGGTTTCAAGACTTTAATTTGCTTCAGATCTTCGTTTCTTGCTTCGAGTCTGTCAATATAACGAATCGGAACCAGATCAGAAGGGATATTCTGAGAGTAAGGATTAATGTCAACCCAATTGCCGTCTGCATCTTCATAGTGGTGAACAGCATTGTACTGCGCTGTTTCAGAATGGATTGTTGCTGCGATTTCTAAACCAGATGCTCTATCAAAAAACTTCAACTGTTCGCCAGCATTAAAGTTATTCCCTGTTCCCGCATTGGTGGCAAACAAGAATGCATCTACTGCATACTCGCCATTCGGATCATAGGGAACATTCTCAATCGTTGCAGTTCTGTTTAGGTTAGAAAGAGTTACCGAAGGAGTAGTGAGAATGCTATAGATCGGGTCGCCATTACTATCAACTCCGGTCTTAAGTTTAACAACCCAGAGAGAGGGACTGTGGAAAGACTCGCGCTCCTCGGTTAGTTGAAGAGTCGCATACCCATTAGAGTTTGGAGTAAACTCAATCTCTCGGCGAACATCTGCCACAGTTGTTGTTGTGTCAATTATGAGTTGACCAAGACTCAGATTTCTTTTAACGATTGTTCCCACCGTTTCAGAGCGAGAACCAGAGACACCTCGACCCACTCGGAAATCATAGGGTTCTGTTGAGATATCTTCGGCAAATGTTGCAACTCTATGAGGATAGTAAATCTTTGCTCTTTCTAGGATATCGTTACGAGAGATTGGCCAACCAGACTCACGGAGTTTATCGTTTAGGAGAAAGAAGGTCCAATAGTATTCTGGAGAACCATACAATCTGAAGGAAGTCGTGTCCGGACGGTCTCCTGCAACAATCGTGTAGTCTTCATAAAAATTAATGTTGTTCTTGATTTGATCGATCAGGTCAACATATTGAGTTAGGTTCTGGAAAATGGCAGGACTCTCGCCGTCACCAAATTTGTAGTAGAGTCGATTGAAGTTTTTAAAATATTGAGTTGCCATTACCGCACATCCCCATAGTAAGGATCATCCAGGATATCTTTCTTGACAAGAGCAGCAGTTTCTTGGAATGCTAGACTCAAATCAACTTCTAGAAACTCTCCGTCGGAGTGCATTGCCATCGAAGAAGCATTGTATGTTGTAGAAACGTCTCTTAGATAACAGGGTTTTATTTCTGGGGCATTATTCTTTCCAGCATATTTGATTTTTATATCAAACTTGTTTGGGAAAATATATCCAAGCGATACGTTCTTCCCGCCAATCACGGCATCAATAGACTCGGGATAAATCTCAGAACGGAAGAAGCGAATAATCTTCTTGATTTGAAGTGCTTCCTCCGGAGAACGAGCAATCATCTTAAAGGCAAAGGTAAACTCACGAATGTTGACACCTTTGAAGAGCGTTCTTGTGTTGGGGTTTACGGTAACTCCGCCTGCCAATTTCAGTCCGCTCTCTATGGTGCCAGAGGAACCAGGACTCAGTGCCCCTGCTGCTCTGATAGCAGCGAGTTTTGCCATGTCGGTTGGATTGCTACCAAAACTTGCTTTAAAATTCTCCAGGAACGACTTGGTTCCCTCTACTGCACTGGCAGCAACGCCGACTCCAGCAGCAATTGAGGCACCAGTCGGACCAAGATCAAAGTTCTCGTATTGAACATTATCACGATATGCAAGTCCAGGAGGAAGGTACAAACTGACTGAGGTCTTGTTTACTTTTGTGGTTGCTTTTACAGCAGAAGATCTGCCTTCACCTTCATGCTCTTTTAACTGTGCAGCAATTTGTTCTGTTTCTTGTCGAGTTTGATTTGCTTGATTAGCAAGTTCAGCAACAAGTTCAAAGTTGCCATCCGCAGCTGCTTGTTTCTGTTGCTTCAGTAGATCCTGGACTTTATTAACACCAAGTCCGACTATGTCGTCTGCAGTATTTACTTTCTTTTCGCTGAACAAAGTAAACTGGACAGAAGCTTTATAATCATCTTCTTCGTGCAAAGGATATTTTAATCGTTCTATTTTTTGTTCAGCTGCCATTGAAAGTCCAATAAATAGATTAGGAACACATTTTTTATTTATAAGGTAAACATGGCATATTCTGGAAGATACAAAGTGAAAAACCCTGAGAAATATCAGGGTAATCCTGACAACGTGATATACCGTTCTCTTTGGGAGCGCCATTGTTTTAAATGGTGCGACAATAATCCCGAGGTAAAATATTGGGGTAGTGAAGAGGTAGTCATACCCTATCTATATGAGGTTGATAAAAAATACCATAGATATTTTATGGATTTAAAAATCACCTATCAAAATGGGAAAACTGTTCTGATAGAAATAAAACCCGAAAAGGAGACAAAACCTCCTGCGGTGCCTCAGCGAAGAACCAAACGGTATATCAATGAGGGTTTGACTTATGTCAAGAATATGAATAAGTGGAGTGCTGCTCAACAGTATGCTCTGGATCGTGGATGGCATTTTGAAATATGGACAGAGAAGCAATTAGAATCGATGGGCATAATGCCCAAATCAACTAAACAACTTAAACCTTTTGTGAGAAAGGTAAAATCTTTAACGAGGAAAAGAAAATGCTAAATGTAATCTGCGTGTGGGCACCTCCAGGCAATGAAATGGAGGGGTGGTTCACAGTCGACTATGTTGAGAAACTCTATAACTCTCTCAAAAGAAACCTTGATGTTGAATTCAAGTTTCATGTTCTGACCGATAAGGGTGAAGAACTTCAAGGAGAGCAGTACAATATTGTTCCGCTTAGTGGCGAGAATGATATGTACTGGAATAAAATTGAAGCATTCAATCGCGAAAACTTCACTGGTCCTTGTCTTTATATCGACCTTGATGTTGTAATCTGCAAAAACATCACCAATGTTGTTAACAGATTGCTTGAAACCAAAGGAAGATTCTTCATGCTGCATCAACCAATGGATGGATATGCAAACAGCAGCATCATGTATTGGGACGACGATTTTGGTCACATTTATGAAAATTTCATGTCGGACATTGCAAGAAATGTTTACATGTTCCGCCGCAGAGGCATTGGCAACATGGGCGACCAGGGATATATCGCCAGCACGGTTGACTTTGAGTACCTGAACAATGACGAGTTTGCCAGCGTTGGATGGGTATACAAAGGTGGAAAGCGTGTTGGTGAATCCCCTCACCACTTCCTTACCTTTATGAGTCGTGACCAAAAACCTCATAAGATGTTGGAAGATCCCACCGTTGGTGAGTTAATAAAGACTCATTGGATCTGATATAAATAGATTCATGAGTAATCTATTTCAAAGATTAGAACTTCAGGCATTTCGTGCGGGGATCAACCCCCGTACGAAAGAGAGTCGGGAGTGGTTTCGGAAGAAGGCAAGTAACCTTCGGGCAATCAACAGACGAGAGTTAATGAAAGAGGATCCTCTCAAGAGGAGAAGAAAACAGATCGTCGGTTCGATGCAAATGTTTTTCTATGACCCGAAAACAAAGGACACCCTTCCCTACTACGATACATTCCCTCTCGTGATTGTTGTTGGTCCGGCAAAGGATGGGTTTTATGGGATCAACCTTCATTATCTTCCTCCGACATTGAGAGCAAAGTTCCTTGATGCTCTTATGGAAATTGCTGGTAGCAAGGTAGACGAGAATACGAAGTTTGATCTGACATACAGAATGCTAACGAAGTCATCGAAACTGAGATACTTCAAACCTTGTTTTAAACATTACTTGAGCAAACATGTCAAAAGCGACTTTGCTGAAGTTCTTGCTCCGGAGTGGGAGATCGCAACCTTTTTGCCAACAGCGCAGTGGAAGAAAACCAGTTCGCAAAAGGTTTACTACGATTCTAGGAATAGCATCTAATGGCAGGTATCGACGAGTTTAAATCTCTTGTTTCTCAAGGAGCAGGACTAGCAAGACCGAATCTATTTCGAGTCTTTTTACCTTCTCTTGGCGGAAGCACAAAAGAACTCAGTCTATTATGCAAGGCAACTGAATTGCCTGGAAGACAGGTAACTTCGATTGACCATCAGGTCGGAACACCACTCAGAAAGATTGCAAATGGATATGCAGTCACAGATGTTAACCTGACATTTCATGTTCTGAACACCCATTCAATTAAAAGTTATTTTGAAACCTGGCAGAGTCTTGCGCACAGTAATTCTTCTTATGAGGTTGGGTACTACTACAATTATGTCAAACCTGTTGCAATTCAGCAGGTTCAGAGAGGACAAGTAGTTCCCCTTCTTCGCAGGCAGTTAGGTTTTGTTGATAAGATTCCAGGATTCATTTTGAATCGACTGCCAGATATTGGTCCGCTTAACACTTCCTCTGGTCAATTGTCTATTGGTCTCGAGTTTGACGAGACGCCAGTGTATACTTGTTTCCTCCTTGAAGCATACCCAACAACAATGACTGCGATCCAGTTAGGAGACGAACAAGAAAACCAGACAATGGAGTTGAGCGTTCAACTCTCATATAAAGATTGGGTCAGTGGCGTCAAAGAACCAAATGATAACCTTGCTGCCTCAATTGCTGGGTTTGGTATTAATAAGATTAGGAACTTTTTTTGATTACATTATAGGAGTTTGAAATGGCACTTCCAAAGTTGAATGAAACGCCAAAGTATGAAGTAGAAATTCCATCGACAGGCAAGACAGTTAGGTTTCGTCCTTATCTGGTAAAAGAAGAAAAAGTCCTCATGATGGCATTCGAATCTGGGGATCAGAAAGCAGCGTTAAGAGCAATTGTTGATACAATTGAAGCATGCATTGTAGACAAAATTGATGCTACTAATCTGGCGACGTTTGATGTTGAGTACCTGTTTACTCAGATTCGGTCAAAGTCTGTTGGTGAAAGTTCTACGCTGATGATTAAGTGTAAGGAGTGCGAGAAACAGAATGAGTATAAATTCGATGTTTCTCAAGTAAACGTCAATGTAGAAAAGAAAGATTCTGTCATTGAGATTACTCCTGAAATTTCTATAGAGTTAGGTTATCCGACATACAGTTCCATTTCTGAGACAAACTTTGAAGGGAATGAAATGGAAGTCGGATTTGATTTGGCAGTGAGTTGTATCAAAAGGATTATGACAGAGGAAGAATTGATTGAATCTTCTGATGTCTCCAAACAAGAACTTATTGAGTTTGTGGAGTCCATGAGTCAAGAGCAGTTTAAGAACATAACTGACTTCTTGCAGGCAATGCCTTCTATGCAACATGTCGCAAACTTCACGTGCGAACACTGCGGAGAAGAAAACGAATTGGTCTTGAGAGGGATGCAAGATTTTTTATCGTAAACCTCTCACACGATAGTTTGGTGAACCATTATAAAACAAACTTTTCGTTGATGCAACATCATCACTATAGTCTGACAGAGATTGAATTGATGATGCCGTGGGAGAGGGAAATCTACGTTGCTATGTTAATTGAGTATGTAAGAGAAGAGAATGAGAGAATAAAAAACCAACAGAACGGATAAACTGCAATGGCAGAAAATAAAACTCTAGCAGATGTAATTAAGGTATTGAGGGACCAGGGGCAACTCACCCGAAATTCTGGTACGAACTCAATCAAATCTGTGAAAGAAATACTCATGGGCGGAGATGAAGAACTCTCAGAAACAATCTCCGATCTTGTTGATGAGTTTAAGCAAAACAGATTAGACGCTGAAGAGGAAAGAAGGGAAAGGAAACCAGGCAGTTCTGTCCCTCCTCAAAAAGAACCTGAAAGTGCAAAGGCAGATTTCGGATTCGGTTCATTTGGAATTGCTGGCGTGTTGACTGCTATTGCTGGTTCTGCTGTTGGTGCATTGACTGGATTGTTGGAAGGTGCTGCAAAGTTCTTCCGTCCCATTACAAGATTCTTTACCGAGAATCCCATTGTCCGCTCTGTGAAGAAAATGTTCGATAGTATTAAAGATGCAGAGGGTGGATTCCGTAAAGGGATCAATGATAAGGTTATTAAACCTATCAAAGATTTCGGAGGAAGAATCGCCAAAGTCTTTGAACCCATTACCCAGTTTTTCCAAGGTGGTGGTGACGATGCATTCAAGAGACTCCGGCAGTTAAAAAC